CAGTCGGCGCAACAAATTCTTAAAATAATCTTATCGAGGAAAATACGACCCGCCCTTTTGGCGAGCCGTATATCGTCGGTTACAATTAACTGACATTCTTCCTGACTATCTTCGATAGCCAGGCAGATTATGTCATCGTCAGCGAGTATTGCTCTTGGCGGTAGCTCGAACGAGTTATCGTTAAGAACATCCTCATAATTATCATCAAACCACCTTTCCAATATGTCCATCTCTCTGAGATATGGCGTATCGGACTTAGGTCGTTTTCGGAATCTATTAAGGTAAGTGAACGAAGGCATGTTGACCTTTAAGGGGTCTGCCTCCGCCATTACCTTAATTATAGACTCAGGGTAAAGATCCTCGTCGACTACTCTTCTGAGTAGCCACGGGGACTCCCTATACTTTTTGGAGAATAATGATACAACCCGAGAGGTTTCCTCTCGACTTATATCACTAACTCCTACTGACATTGAATGTGCGACTTCAAATAGGTCTGTCTGACCTATTTCAATCTCACACATACGTTTATGGAATAGATAATACGCAGAGAGTTTACTCTCTCGTACTAATCTATTTCCAGAAATCAATTTATCAAGAACTCCGGCGGGGAATTTTCCCCAGTCGGTTTTCTTGATTATACGATACTGTTTGATGGGGTCGTTCTCGGGAATGCGATACATTTCCAAGACGCCCTCACCGGCAAAGTGCGGTTGTTCTCTCATCACTCCTTTCATATCTGAAAAGAGTGGTGGAAGTTCACCTATACATTCACGCATAGTTGTGACCGTGATCCATCTCGGCCACCGCTTTTGCGCCATTATCTGATTTACCCAACTGTCAAGCTCCCAGTCAACTGGGGGCTTGCCGGTTCCGAAAATCTGTCTAGGTAACCCGACCGGTTCATACCGATCGCGCAAACCTAGGCAAATGTCTTGACAAGCGCTAGAAATCGAGAAGAGGAGTTTTACTCCTCTCCTTGAATCCTTGCTAATATATTCTAACTCCTTTCCCATTAAGGTATATTTACCTTTTGGGTCAGAAGAGAAATCCTTTCTATCTTTTCTCGTGTCTATGATCAACCTACCTCTAGGATGATCAAGATACGGAGAAATTCGGGAATCTTTCAATCTCACGGCGTTGTTAACGTCGTGAAATCGATCGATAGGCAGTCTAAAAACTTCTTCACAGAAGACCATCCAGTCTTCTGTGATAAAAGTATCGTCTTCGGAGAATTCATAACCCAGCATTGCTGCTGCGTTACGAAACTCCTCAAAATATTGGAACCTGTATGGACCGGCGGCAATCTGATTGCCGTCGTCTCCATTTCCGATTCCGTTGACTATTAAGTGTCGACCAATCTTTAACTTCGCGTATTGCGAAGCTATAGGATGGACGAGCGATAAGTTTGTCTTGGTGAGCGGGTCCCCCATGGGGATCCCGTTCACCATGACTCCTACAAATTTCTTATTCCTGTATAGGAGTTTATCTCCCATCCAGGCTTTAAGAATAACGTTTATTATATCTGTACTAAGACCCATCTTTTCTAAGATCGGTCTCATTACAAATATACCTGATTCATGTGTTGGATGA